ATACTTCCTCTTTAATTCTAAAAAAGGGCAGTGGATTTATTTCCACCACCCTCATAGGTTAATATTATTTTGTTGCCTTAAATTTTGCTTTTCTCTGTTTCGATGCTTTTTCGTAATACTTCCTGATTCCTGAAAAGAAATCATCGAACATTTCAAGAGTGCTTGCGTTGCCAAACAGAATTGCACTTGTTCCATCTCCATACACTCCATCGAGTGAAGTTTTGAAGTAATCCACAACTTCATCAAGCAATCTAACGTTTTCTTCTGGTGTTTCAATTAATTTCGCTCTTTCAGAATACTCAACCGATTTTGTCTTATAATCCTCAATCAAATCCGCAATCTTTCGTGCCGACTTAATATCTTCCGGATTAAATTTAAATACTCCCCTTGCTTCTTCATCATCATCAAGAATCTGAATTGCGATTTTACCAGTACTGATTTTTAGCTGTTCCATTCCGCTCTCCTTTTAAATCAATTTTTCAATTAAGTTTCTGGTGTAAATGTTACTGTGCTACCGATTGCGAATGCATTAACTGTTCCATAAGCGATTGTTCCGCCAAGATGGAAAGTTACTTCCTGGTCTACAAATGCATCACCGCCTAATGAAGTAGGCTCAACCGTTGAAGCTGGAAATCTATCTGCTTCATATGTTGAAGCCGCACCAACATATCCGTAAATTACAAGTAAGTCATATGCACCAAGATTTGACAAACGTCTACGTCTTACATCATTATGAAGTTTTACAAGGAAATCTGATCCACCAATCAAAGGCATTGTCATGTCCTGTGTTGGTTCTAATTTATTAATTCTAGTTCTTGTCACTCCGAGAATGTCAGTTGTTGTTTCCAAGTCAGGATTCATTGACATTGCGCTATCGTCAACACCTACTCCCAACAATTCCCAAACCGGTACAGCGTACGTTCCTGTGTTCGCACAAAGAACGAGCATTTTTCTTTCAATTTCCAAACCATCCGCTACATTAAAAGTTGTTGCATCTGCCATGATTTTATTACTCCTTTTCTACATATTCAATTCTAGCCATCAATATATACTTTGCAAGGTTTGTATCTTCAAATACTTGTGCCATATTTGCTGTATTTTGTAATGGTAGAATTCTGTATCTAGTTACGTTTGCCCCAAAGTTCGGGAAGTTCTTATTTTTCTGTTGTAAAACTAACCAATCGTTGAACCCATCAACACTATTTCTAGTTGTGGCATTGTTCGCATCGTTGTCATATCGGTCTAATGTTTCAACCGCTATAAAACCGAATGTGTACCATTTTTTCTTGTTTCCTACAATATCTTGCGAAACTTGGTAGTCTCCATAATCAGGAACCAAAGCCCTAAAACCTTGCACGCCCTCGATATTCTCAAATGACATTTTATTACCTGATAGGAATTGTTCAACCCAAGTTTTGACTGCTGTGTGCTTGTTTACACTCATTATACACCCTAACTTTCATTCATGCAATTTAAACAATAAAACGTAATCTTGCAAGTGCAATTTCACGTCTAAGCATATCTCCATCAGCCAACATCATGTACCTGTCCCAATGATCCGTAGCTAATGGATGCATTTCTTGATTAAAATTAAAATCAACACCATTATATTGCCTGTGTGCATATGGCATATTATATTTTACATAACCACTTTCACCATCTGCCCCTGTTTCATAAGTTTGTGATAATTCCCCATGCCTAAACGGAACGTATTTGTTCATGTATCTAGCTGCGGTTTCTGCTGTGAATATTTCCAATGGCGTACCAAACCCTAAACCTTTTTCAATGTTCGGTTGCGACTTATCCCATTTGAAAAATTTATTAGCCATGAACTACACTCCCTCAACTTTAACCTGAACTCTTGCCAATCCGTTATTCTTCGCAATCTCAACTGTTCTAACATCGCAATTTTTATAGGTGGTCCGCAACGTTGCAATATTTGCACTTATTGGCGTTTCCGTTAATGTTCCGTAAAAAATAAGATCGCCTGTTTCCATCGTGAATCCTTTTGAAGTGTCTGCTTTCCATGTTTCGTACGGAAGATAACCACTATTAAACGGAATTAATACAATTTCTGCTTCTCCAAGTGATACAGTTGAACCCGATACAGTCCGAACTACTTTTTTGTGAATCTCCGCTGTGCTTATGACTGTTTTTTTGTATGTGTCAGTAGTTGCACCCACTCCAGAATCTACTTTTTTCAGTTTATTAACAATCGTTATCGTTGTTTCATACATTGTTACACCTCAACTTCATCAATTGTGGCTGTAATTAATTCGATTGGCAAATATTCGATTGCCAACTGATACAATTCGCCATTTAGTGCATCTGTTTGATTTTGACCGAACCCGAACGATTCTATTCCATTACTGTAGCTTGTCACGTTGCCATTTAAAGGAGTTATACTAATTCTATTGATAAACTCTGTCATCAACTCTTTAACTTCGCTTATAACGACTGTGAGCGACTGTAAACGGTTCTGTGTGAAATAATCAAGTTTACGTCTTGCTTTAATTTCCAAAATATCGAAAACGGATTCTGTGACAGTTCCCCCAAACGAGGTGTATTCTGAATATAAAAGATATGCCATTTTATCCCCTTTCTATATTTTGTGGGTAAAGATATTTCCATATTGTACTGTCAAATTAACCGCAGATGCATAATCATGCCTAACCGCAACTCGCAATACATCGCCTTTTTCGCAATCAACCGCCCCTGTGAGCGTTGCGTGTGAGATAACAGCCAAACCTGAAAACTGTCTTTTCATATACATACTCGGTTCAACAACATCGTTTTTTAATAATGTTGTTTCCAATATGATATTATTTGCACTTGACAATGACGAAAAGTTGAATGTGAAAAAATACCGTCCTTTTTTCTGAATTGTAACATCGCGCGTAATCGGATCAATTGTGATATGTTTTTTAAATCCTGTTGTCATACCTGGAAATGTTAATTTCGTATAGGTTGTTCCATTCGGTATAGATTGTGCTGTTGTGTTTCCGTTTACATAAATTAATCCGTTTACAGGAATAATTCTTGACATGATATAGTGTTTTAATGTTTCACTTATCATACTTCCACCCACTTATCTATTTGCCATAGAAAATACGAACCGCTTTCTAATACAAAACATTCGCTGCCTGTTTGTAATTCCGTCAAGGTTGGTTTTGTGTCTAAATCATAATCAAGTTGAAATTCTCTTTTTTTGTCATTTACTTCTGTTCCATTATACAAGTGATTTGTTACTTCAACAACTGCCATATTATCACTTCTTTCTTAAATTCCCTAGCCACTACTTTTGCAATGACTAGGGATTAATAGTGATTTTATTTGTTATGAAAAATCAACAAGCAATGCGGTTTCAAGTTCTTTCACTCCGTAAATTACATCGAATGAAATTGTGTCTGTCTTTGTGCTTGTGTCATAGTCCATAACAACTCTAACAGCCAATCCGTTTGCAGATGCGATACTTGCTTTAGCAGAACCCATAGGAACAGCTAATTGACGTGTAACAAGAGCAAGTCCGTTTCTGTGGAATCCAAGAGCGTGAGCCTTATTGATAATTTTAACGGAAGTAGCTGTTAATGTTGCAGGAATTTTCTGATCAACTTTCAATGTTCCAGCACCAGATACAAGCGTTAAATCTTCTGTTACTGTGTAGAGATATCCGCCAACGATGAATTTGTCCCCTAAGAGAATTGTTCCTGTTGTTGCCGATCCAGCGGATACTGTAAATGTTGCATCGCCTTTTGTTCCAGCTACTTTATAAGCCGTTACAGTTCCAGGTGTTGCGGATGCGTTTTCAGGTGCGTTCTGCGACATGAATGTTTCGCATGAGTAAACCATACCAATTTCACTATTCTTTAATGCATCTGAATCCCCTTTGTAACTTGCCTTTGCAAAGTTATCAAGAGTATTGTATTTATACAGTGTAGTAGGCGGCAGCATTAAACGTCTGTTAGTTCTAGGTGCTTTTGCAATATCAAGAGCCTTACCAACTCCGGCAATATCAGAAATAACAGGTGTTGCAGATACTGTTGCTGTGTTTCCAGC